CACGAAAGGGTTCAGAGAAGCTTGCTGCATAGGCACAACTGCGTCTGGGCGTGTGACATTCACGATGCCACCAACACGGCCGTCTATGAGCTCCTTAGGTGAGCTGAGGCCACCTTTGACGACCATGTAACGCGGGTTATTAGTGATCATGGCATGGTCAAGAATGCTTCGGGTTAAAACAGTCCGGGCATTCTGTATTGGTATAACTTTGTCAGCGAAGTTGTTACCGAAGAAAGCATGCGGAATAGGTAGCGGAGTAAAGACAACAAACGGTTTGTAGGACGTTGGTTCTATCTCCAGAATTACGTTACCAGCTTTGACGATGCGGTAGAGCTCGGCTACACCCGTTGCCTCTACATCCAGCATTACATAGCATTCGTAGACCGTCACGTTACGAACCTGATCTTGGTACCCTTTTGCGTTAAACCCACGATCATTTCCGATTTCTTCGTGTCGAGCTAAGACCTCTGGGTCAGTTTCCATATCGACATCAGAATGGTCACCAATTTTAGATATTAAGCTTTCTTCGTAGCCCATTTCGCGGAGTTCAGAAATTGTCTTTGTTGTTCTGTGAGCACAGAAAGTGACGGAGTCCAAATCTTTAGCTTGTGGTTCAATCACGAACTCCTCGGGGGCAATGCTTTCAATGCAGATCTTTGATGCATCTGTGGTGACTCTGAGCTCTCCAGAAAACAACCCAGCGGCGTCCTCGGTGATCTCCTCGATCTCAACATTGTCTTGAACTAAAATTGCATCCAATTCTTCTTCCGTAAGATCAGTAATCTCTTCGATGTGACTTTCGTCGCCGTAATAGTAGAACACCTTGGCTACACCGCATCGAGCTACCAAACCGTCGTGGAGTACAGACTGCATTACCTCAAAAAGGTTGTTCTGACGGTGGGCAATATAGTCACAATACTCTGTGGCAACTTCACTAATTTGAATATCGTCTGCGTTTTGTGCAGCAAATCTAACTGTCTTTGATCCAGTGCTAAAGGTCTCTAGCAACGCCGCCTTGATGCTTTCCACTGACTCAAAAACGTCTAATGAGACGTACTTACTATTACCGTCGTGAGCTGGCCTTGGCAGAGTGCCGTTGTAGTAGTCGATAACCCTTTTGCGCTCCCGGCTGATCTGACTGTCGTAATAGCCAACGCTGCGTCTTATGTTGTCATCTAAAATAGACGCAATTTTGTCATCATCGAGCTTTTTATATTCATTTTTATTCATAGATCAGACCATTTCAATGTAGAATTCGTCGGTGGAAGGGATAGGCTCCCATGCACCCTCATGGACGTGGTTGCAGAGGGCTAGAGAAATTACACAGTCATCATAACAGCCAGCCTCGGCTTCCATGGACCCAGTGGGGGTCACGACATATGTCAGCATTTCACGTATAGTAGTTTTGTCATTCAATTTGATGTCACCTTCGCGCACTGAGGCACGTAGTTCATCTATAATTAATGGCTTGGTTTTGCTTGTGGTTGTAAAGCCAAGTTTGACTGTTTCTTTTTCAGTGAGCTTATCAATTTGTACTTCAGTGTAGAAATGCGGATATGCCATGTCTTTGCCCAACCTCGTACAGGTCAGGATTCCGTGGGAATTGTTTTCGACGATGACAAAAGCCATGTTAAAAAGCTCACCCATTTTCTGTAAGATTTCAGCGAAATAATCTGGATGAACACGAGATCTAAAAGTTGCAACTTGGCGCTTTTTAGAGTCGAGCACTTGAGCAACACTGTAGTCTCCATTCCGCACGCCCATGGCAACATCAGCCCCAATGACGTAGTTTTCGCCGGGATCGATGGTACGATAGACCGTTAACTCTCCTCGAACATTTTCAAGCCATTCTCCACCCTCTAAAGCAAAGCGTTTTTTTGGGTCTGGAGCATCGTTAAGACTTGCCTGTAACTCTTCTGGGTTAAACACTGGTCGTCCAGTTGTCAGAAACGCTTCATCAGGTTCTGCCGGGTACTCTTGTCGAAAGAGGTCGATCCCGTTCTGGGCAATCTTGCGGCGTCTAAACATCAGCTGCCCGTTGTCTAGTTTGTAAAGTTTTACGAGCTGTTTTTCTTCAGGTGTTCTTTTAAAGTTTTTAGGTACTATTTCTCTGTATTCTGGGTCCATAAACCACGGTATAAAAACAGGGACGTAACCGTTTGATCCATCAACTGCTCCCTGCCAAAGATCATAAAATAGACCAGAAACACCATTGGCAGTGGATTCAATAAAGATTGCTGTGCCGGGTTTGCTAGGGACTGCTTGTGTAAGCCCGTTAAAGTTTTCTTGTGCGGTACTCTTTTGCCAGAAAGCAAGTTCTGAGCAATGAACGTGTGTAAGTGTTTCACCTCTCCCTATACTTTCACCACCGGCAGTACTGACAATGAAAGAACTGTCTAAAACATCAAATGACAGTTCGCGCCGGGAGCTGTACTTAGAGTGGGGCTTAAGGAGCTCTGGGCAGTTTTCATGGTACCTTTTGGTCATGTCAAAGAGGGCACGGGTACTGTCACTATGGTGTGTCACAACCATTGCTTTCATAGCTTGACGTTGGGAAACGTTGTGGTACAGGAAGCCGCCCACGTAGGTGCTTAAGCCCTGTTGGCGAGCCTTAAGAATAATGACACGTACTTTGCCCTCATCGGCCAGTTGGGCGTCAACTGCTTTTTGTAAGACTTCCTGTGCTGGCTTTAGGTTTAAAGGTTGGATATCACCATCTTTGGTGCGGATTTTTAGGGCACTCTTTGCGTAAAATGCAAAGTCATCGTAAAGACGTTTTCTAACTGCTTTAAGTTTCGGATCCATTAGGCTGCTCATCCTCTTCCGTGCCATCATCGGCAAGCAAGGATTCTAGGAAAGCTTCAGCCTTGCCTATGGTAACCTCAGACTTTGAGATGGGCTTTGTTTTAGTAAAATCTAAGACCATGCGAGCAGCTGTTAGGCGATCACGGGTCTGGCCCGGTTCGCGCATGATCTCGACGCTCGTTTTAAGGGCCTCGATTGCATACTCATCATCAATTTCATTTTCTTTTGCCATGATCTTAACAATCCTTTCGGCGTCTTTCTTTGCTTGTAATCTGATGGGGGCTATTGCCTCAGCCGTGTATCCGTCTGGGGTTCCACGGGGTCTTCCACCTTTGTTTTCTCTAACTTGAAGCATCTGCCGAAAGTTCGCTCGACCTTCTGGGGTTTGATGCTGTCTTGCGAATGGGTTTTTGCTGGGTGGACGTGCCATGTTGGGGTTTTTTATTTTCTTTGGTGACTTTAGCCGTGGGTTTTTTGGTGCTCCCATCGTAACTCCTGACTACTGTATTAATGATCGACAAAGTTAATCTCGCTTGAGGACAAAACATCTCATCAGGCGTTGCTGCTCGAATTTCAGATATAATAGCCTCGCGCTGGGCGGGAGACAGTAAAGATGAATTTTGTACAGCTTCGATTGCGCTTAAAAACGGAACGAGGTCTAAAGCAGTTTTATGTATCATTGGTGCTCTCCAAAAGAAAAGGGGCCCCGAAAGGAGCCCCCAGATTATTATGCTGCCGATAGTACACCCGGTGGCGGCGGTTTGTTACTTAGTGCGCCGGTCATTGCCATCTGCATTTGTTTCTTTTCATCCTCTTCCTCAGCCGTACCTCGTGCAACCATTGCCATCACAGCGGCGACGACCATAGCGAGAGGATGTGCAAAGAATTGAACGCCGGGGTTCTGTGCTTTTTTGAACTCATCACGAATTAAAGCAGCCGTTTTAGGCATAATCTTCTTAGCTAGGGCAGGGTTGAGGAGATACACAATCATAGGGTCCACAGCGAGCTCTCGCGCCTCTTGGACGTAATTAGTGTAGTTATCAAGATCCCTGTTTGCCTCAGCCATCTTATTTCTGGCTTGGTCAGCACTTAAAACGCCGGTGTTATACTCTAAAGCAAGATTTTGGTGCCACTTTTGCTGGTACCTAGAAACATCTTTTAGTTGGCGTAAGGCGATACGCTGGGCTGGGTCATTTGACGTAAAAACTTCGACGTTTGCCTGAAGATTATCTATCTCAGCCATTATGTCGGGATCTCCGCGTCCTTCTAGTAGAGGTCCCAAAGCTGAATGAACAAAGGATCCCGGAGGTGCTACGTCTGGTTGACCGGTAATCGGGTTAGTAAACTTAACATCTCTTCGTTGTAAACTTTGACCATCCATGGGTCCTAAAGTAATCCCGTGGGATATTTCATGGAGTACTGCAACAAGTGACTCTAGATCTGAGACGCGGGTGCCATCATTTTGTGTTGCGCTGGGACGCATAGCAAAGACAGTACCTTCTGCGCCCTTTTTACCGGCTCTTACAAAGAATGCTTTAGTGTCTGCATTTGGAGTGCTAGAGGATGACTCCTCCATAGCTTGTGCAACGGCCTGTTGACTATTGTACAGACGCACAGTCATACCAAGGCCTTGGGCAAACGCTATGGCTTCATCTAAAGTTTGGATCCCCTGCTCTTGAGGGGAGCCCTTTTTACCAATTAGGGCAGTTTTTGTTGTATTTGTGTATTGTTTTATTTCAGGTGGGGTTACCTGTCTTGATAAAGGATTGCGTTGGGCTGGCTCGGCTGACCTGTTGGGGAGACCGGCGCTGAGGATTGGCCCTGCGCTTTCTTCTGGATTGCTAGGTCGATTAGGCCCTGTAGGAAATCGCCCATCTTGTCCACTGGTACCTGAGATATTATTGATGGCTCCGCTTCGGTCTGGTGCGGGGAGTGCTTGTTCAATTTGCTCATTAGATATTCCTCTTTCTTCAGCAAGAATCTTAGCTGCATCTAGGTAATCATTATCAGCGCCTCGGCCCGGTGCAACACCACCTTGCCTAAACAGCTGTTTCTCTGGATACCACATAAGCGCCTGAAAGTCAGCTGTCGAGATGTCGATGCCATTTTCTTTAAGTTTTGCTATAGCAGCCGCTGTAACTACACGCATGTATTTACGTTCACCAGCATTCTTTGGCTGACCCTGTAACTGGGGTACCATGTTTTTGACCATTGTACCTGTAGACTTAAATAGCTGAGGCTTTGGCGGTTTTGCCTTTTTGTTTTCTTTTTGAAATTTCCTGTAAAAAGACTGATAGCGTTTGTCTAATCGGCTTACAAAAGTGTCTAAAGTGCCATCGTCTTTAAGATCAGACCGCTTTATATTCATGTCTTTTAAAGTTTCTTTTACTAGACGTTTTCCTAGGTCATCAGCAACTTTAAGTTCTTCTCTAATTTTAGCCCTGTTTACGGGTAAATCTTTTTCATCTTCAAACGGACGGCCTGTAAGACGGTTCCACATACGCATCCACCAGATATCCATTGTTAATGGATCGTAGTTACCTCTAATATTTTGGTAAAATCCCTGTCCTATTTTAGGGCCAATAATGTAAGAGCCTTTTACAGTCTCTGTAGCAGCTTCAGACGATGGTACGCTTACTTTGGTGCCATTGCGCTCATTAAAGCTGGCTATGTAGGCAGTAAGCTCATTGACCATAAAGTCTTGGTCTAAAAAGGCTTGGATTGGTAGATTGGATCCGCTGGCATTGTAGGCATTAAAGAATGAAAATGCATCTACCATACCCTCGTTTCGTTCACCGCCTTTTATCCAAGTGTCGGTAGGCATTAAGCCTGTATCCATAAACCCTTGAAACACTTCTAATGCGTATTTAAAGTTGTCAGCTACTGCCTGACCATTAGACGTAACAGCTAAAGCAAAATCAAAGGCAACCTCTGCTTCTGGCGATTGCGTAACCCGTGGGTCTACTAAAGAAACAACAGCTTTCGCGGCTTTTAGTTTTCGATCATACCAACCAATGGCAGTGCTGTCTTTTTGTAAAGCATTAGCAGCCTCTGTCGCCATTAATTTAGCAATTTGGTCCACATTCTCAGGGGTATTTTCAAAGGGTGCAGTGCGTCCCGTGGCTGCTTGCCAGCGATCATTCAACATTTGAGCAAATTGAACTAACGTGCGTTTTTTGGCGGGTTTATAAGTACCTTCTTTCATCGAATTAACTTCCGATTGAGATGGCATAAGTTCGAGATTTGTTGTGTCTATCTGGGGCTGTGTAAGCTCAAGAGGGTTAACATATTGTTGTAAAGCTGGACCGTCAGTAGGCACCCCTAAATCCTGAGGTGGGGGTGGCGGCAGTGGAGCAGCTCTGCTCTCTACTATGTTGGGATCCTGAGCGTCCTGAGCTTGCTGTAAGATAGACCGGCGTCTATTTTGGCGTTCTGCACGGGCCAAGTAAGGCGTGAAGTACTTATCTACTGCATCTTGTGGAACCTCAAAGTGTCCGAGCAGCTCCTGTTGCATCTCTTGCATGTCTGCAAACGGTGTTGACTCTGTGCGAACAATCTCCAGAACAGCGTTTAGCGCACTGGCGTTTTCTTTGCTAAGACTTGTGTCTCTGTTAACCTGTGTCTGTAGGTTTGCTGCAAGGTCTATGTTTGCCTGTTTACCAGCTTGGTAGTTTTCTGGAGAAGTTGCCACGTTGCCGCCCTGTACGGGTACTGGAGCTGACTGAGTATCAATGTCAGGGGTTTCGGGTACTACAGGTTGCTGTAATGCATCTGGATTAGGGCCCTTGTTGGCCCGTTGTGCATTTTGACGGGCTAATGGATCATCAGGCAATGCTATTCGGGTAACTTGGGTGCTATTACTATTTAAGTGGTCGTTTATTAAACGTATCGTTTGTGTAAGGGCAGGGATTTGAAGTTGCTGTCCTTGCGTGGACTTATCTATTACATCCAATACCTCGTTTACAGCCACAGACACGGGCTCAGGACTATCTGGCG